ACAACGCAGTCTTTACGTGCTACAGCTTGTGCAGTCAACGAGTTAACCAATGTTCTACAATCAGCACTGTCTGCAATTTGCGGTGCAACTAAGAAGTCCACTTGAATTACATCAGGATCGTTGTATTCACCAAAACTAATCAGATAATCGTTTATGCCCGGATTAGCCGCTCTACCTCGATCAAGAGAATAGTTCGCTACACGAGCCGCTTGAGAACCTCTAAACGATGCCGCACTTGTAATTCCTGGGAAAGCATCCGACAAGTTGGGTGCCCAAACATATTCAGACTTGTTATTCAAAACGTTCTGAATAAAGTTTGTTGAGCCATTAGAAGTTTTTGCGTCAGTGGCTAGAGAAAGATACTCATACTTCTCTAGTACTGTTCCCGGTGTTCCTGAAATTTTACCATCCTCGTCGAGAATGACAACGTGCACTTCATCACCAACTTCAGAGTCAGCCGCAAAGCCAAAACCAGCTACGTTAGCCGATGATCTTGGTGCACCATCAAACAGTGTAGAGATATTAGCGCCGTCAATAGTCCAGTTATCGAACGCACTATCACCTTCGCTGTATGGGCACATTGAAATCTTAAGGCTGTTACCTAAAGTGCCAGGATATTTTGCGATAACATAGTTGTTTAGAGTGGTAATGCTACGCGCATCCCAATCATCACGATTTTTAATCAACACCTGATCAGCACCAGCCGCGATTGCGTTTTGTGCTGAATCGTCTACGGTACGTACTACGTACGCGCTACTTGAATACTTCAAAAACATTGAAGCAGAGAGAAAATCCGATACTGCCGCCGCAGAATCGTTAGAAGGAGATCCAAATTGCGAAGCCAATTCTGCTTCAGTACTTACCAGAATAGGCTGATCGGCTGGACCCCAGTTAAAGTCTCCTACAAACGCTCCCGTTGAAGAAGTAACTGCCGGCACTACACCAGACAGATCGAATTCCTTCACGGTAATGTTGGGAGACTCAGATGGTAGTAATGCCATGGTCGTGTCCTTTTTTTCGTTAATATATGATAAGAGAACATAATACGGATAATTTCAATGTATTTATTTATAAATTACCTGTTTTTCAGTACGGTTCGTCCCATGTTAACTGCCAGGGTTCGTACTTCATACGTTCTCTGTCTTCGATCTCTTGAATGGCACTAGACCCATCATCAACAAATCCAAACGGCACTACATCTTCTTCGATACGTCTCATCTGCTGTTCAAACATCATCTGCTTAAGATTGATGTCTGTCATGTCTGAGAACATCTGTGTCGATATAAAGTAACCGAGCATCACTAAGTTCATCATCAAATCGTCATGATTGCCATCAGCGGCTTCGTAAGACTGTCCTTTTGAAACAAACGTAGAAATCTCTAAGATAGTATCATCGTCAACGATATCTAATTTGTTGTTTTCAAGAAGGTCTTTGATGCCAGAACAACCAAGACGTTTTGTCTTTCGTGTCATTTCAATGCCAACAGCATTTGCTTTGACTGTTGACTCCACGTGAACATTTTCGTATTCTAGATCATAATACAAACCTCTACAAACTACGCTACCCTGGTCATTTGATTCAACGATCACATATGCGTTGTTGTAGACTTTCGCAAACTTATAGATAATGTCTGGGAAGAGTATTGGAGAAATAGTATTGTTCCGATACACAGCGACCTGTTTGAAGGGTCGCACAGATATATCGATTACGTTAAACGTCGAATAGTCCTGTCCTCTTCCTTTTGCTACGTCGACCATCATGAGATATTCGTGATTCTTTGATGTTTCTTCGTAGATTTTTACATCACCGCCCTCAAGCATTTTGAGTGGTGGCATTGATCTTAGATTAAGCAGTGTTTCTGCATTGATCAGTGTATCGCCCGTTCCGAAAAACGTATTGCCAAATTCTTGATCGAACTGCATCTGTGACGTGTTCGAAATTGTCTGCTTCTTCCACTCTTCATCACGTCCTGGCACGTCCCACCAATTAACTGTAAAGGCTTGATATTCGTTGATCTTTTGTACAGCGCCTTCCCAGATTTTGTGAAACGTATTACCGATACCGTTAGCGGTAGATGTTATGATAACTTTTGTATCTTTACCAGCAGAGATTACCGGATATGTCGAGGTATAAAACTCACTAGCTCTTTCAACAAAAGCAAACTCGTCAAGAAACAGTAGATTGACAGACATACCACGAATAGAACTGCCTGAAGTAGCAGAAGCAATAATGCGAGAATTATTTGAAAACTCAATACTACCTTTGTTGAGAGCGCGGCAGCCAGGTTGTAAAAAGAAGGGTAAGTTTTCAAGAGCCAACGTGACCCGTGCAAGCATTTCTCTTGCAGTTGCGCCTTTGTTGGCAAGCACCGCAATCGTTTTCTCAGGATGGAATATAGCGTACCAAAGTAAGTAAACAACTGACGAAATACTTTTACCAGACTGACGACAAGCCAAGACGATAGAAAACCGATTATCGTTAAAATGGTTGAACATTTTTTCTTGATATGGGTATAGGTCAAAGTTGACAAGTCCTTTATCAAGTGATATAATCTTTACGTAAGTCTTTGCAAAATATGCAGGATCTTTCATGCACTTCGCGTACTCTAGCACTTCATGCTGAGTCCACTCTTGCTGTACTCCATCACGTTTTACATTGACATTACCTAGATAATGTTCATGGTCACTCATTCGATGGGCTAACATCAATCACCTTTTCATCTTCGCTTTGTTGCAACAAACGTTGCAGATCAGTAGTACTTCCTATAAAAACATTATTATTGGTAATTGCTTTAGGCTCTTCTTTTTCTTGCGTTATGTCTTTGGTCTTCTTATTTAGTTCCATCAATTTATCGTTGACATCTGAGATGTTTTTGATCATGTTCGACAGAACTTCAAAAGCTCTAGGATGTTCAGACTCACGAGCAACCTCAATCATCAGATCGAGTGATTCTCTTCCCTTATCAATCAACTCGTAATAAGTTGAGCGAGAATAATCGTAGTCCGATTTAATATTAGGATCATCTTTTTTCATACTACGGCCCTATTCAAGCTGGATTCACGTCAATATCAGTTCCAACATACTCAAGTTCTGAGAAGTACGCAATACTTTGAGTGTCGGTGTTTGTCGGATCAGCATCATCAGTTATTGTAAACGATACAAGCATACTCGCTAAACGACTAGTCGGTTGACGTGCAGATGCAATGAGATCAAATTGTTGAGTACTAGACAGTGATAAGTTTGTTCCGTAACTTCCCACTGCTACACCACCATCGCTTGGAACTCCAGCGCCTTGAATTGTTGCTGTAATCGTAAAGTTACCAGTCGTTGTCGCCGCTTGATGCCACGTCCCAAGTTTAATGTATTGATCTGGAAGTGGTGTTCCTGGAATAACATTACCTTCACCGTAGATGCCACCATCAGAACGGAACTGCAATCCAGACACCGCGGTGTTAAGTATCTCATTAGTGTATGCTTTTATGGTCTGTACAGCCCACGTAGTGAAGGCAGGTTCAAGCTGGAAGTTTACAACAGATTCGTTGCCACCAACAGTGGTATCAGTGATTGTAAATCCTACACTTGCTACTGGAGATGCTGGGCGCGCTTGATCGTATACAGCCATCGTATACGTGTCATCAATCGTATCATCGTTCGTAGCTGTGACAGTAGTGAATCCACCAACGTTATTGGTCATGGTAAATGTTCTTTCAGAGCCTGCATCGAAATCTGCTACAGTTTCAGAACTGCCAAACACTAGTCTTGTGTTCTGAACATTTGCTGTTAAGTTTTCACTCATATTAATTTGATAGTACAGTATAGAATCACCTAGTGTTACTGCAAATTTACCAGTAACAGTTCCTGGTACATTCGCGTCATTGACGCAAACACTGCCGTTCGGAATATTAAGGGCTTCTGGATCACTCGTTCTAATTGCAGACTGACCTGAACCAGAGCCACTGCCATCTGTCACAACTACATCGTAGTCTGTGAGATTTGCATAGTACGTTCCATTAGGAATATTTGTGCCACCAACAGTCCACGTAATTGTATCGCCTTCATCTACAGTTGTGCTAGGTGAAGCGGTAAGCGTCCACGTAGCGGGCGCATCTAGTACAGAGAACGTCATTGTGTCAAGCACGTCACCACCGTTACTTGCAAAATCGTTTCGTGATAGATACGCTACACCAAATTGCTCGCCTTCGTATGTGCCATCAAATATTGGTCTGTTAAAGTCTGCACCACCTTGTGTCGTGAACAAAGTTTTTAACACTTGAGATGCTGGATCAGTTTCAGCAAACGGAACATATATCTGTGCGTTGTTTATCCATTTGCTAGACCAAGGACTACCGAGAGCATCTGACTTTTGCAATTCAAAATACAAGTTTTCGTCAACTGCCGCATTCGTCGTAAAGTTTAATACAAGACTCTCAGTACCTTCTGTAACAGCACTATCACGCACTCCTTCTTGCTCAACAACATACAGGTTATAATCAGTTGCACTAGCATCTAGAATTCTTACAGATGCGGACTGAGCGAGTGTTACACCTGAACTGTTCTTAACAATTGCCCAGAAATCTTGTTCGTCTGAATCTTCGTCTTGACCATCATCACGAATTAGCAACGAGAACGTTCCTGTTCCACCAGAAACTACCATTCCATTTCCTGTTGATGCTTCATCTCCGTATGGCAATTGCGAAGCGGAATACAGTCCTACATTTGTAGGCTCATCGACATCCCACTCGCCTGTGGTGGGATTTAGTTTACCAAAGTCATTTGGCGTTAAGCCTCGTAATCCATCAAAAGTTAAGAAAGTGTCGAACGTTTGTACTTGCCAATCGAATATTCCATCAGCGCCAGTCGTTGTAAATGTAAACGTTAAAGTCTCACCTTCTGGAACACGTGTTTTGTTCGGAGTAAGAGTGTAAGTAGCCGCGGCTCCACCACGAATCTGATTTAATGAAGAAACAAGCGGATCGAACACTACAGGATCTGAATGAAGATACGCATAAAAAGATTCGTCAGCAGTTTCGGAACTGTCAGCAAAAGCAAGAGATGAACTTGTTCCACTATTGTTTGTTACCGTAATTGAAGCACGTGAGTTTAATCCTTGTCCAGGAGCTCCTCCATTGCCGGCATACGTTAAGAAATCTAAATTATTTGTGCCGACATTGCCAATCTGAAGATAATAAGTGCCGTCAGCAATGTTGCTTCCAGACACATCGAATGTAACAGTATCACCTTCATTCGCGGTTGTAGGATTCATCGTAAGATTGTAAATTGGATTTTGATCGAACACGTTGAAACCAGAAGATGTTGCTACGAGAGCAGGACTGTACTTACTATTTGTAACTTGAAGGAATCCTCCAGTTACACCTCGTCGAATAGTATCAGCCCGAACTTGAATGCTAAAAGTAGTTGAAGTGCCTGAGTTAAGTGTAAATGATCCAGAAGTTGCAAGCGGACGTGGATCACTAGCTAAAGCGCCAGTAAATTGCCATGTGACTGTATCGCCACCATCTTGCGAACTATGATTGATTGTAAATGAAAGAGTATCACCTTCAGTATAGCTCGCCGCGCTCGGTGTAACAGTGAACGTAGCCGCCGTGTTGTTAATCGCAACAGTTACAGAGTCTTTCTTAATTCCTTCGAACGTCTGAAGTATCACAGCGAAATGTTCTGTGCTTTCTGATACCGTGTCGCCCCGAATCGGAATAATAATATCACCATCTGAGTAAGACAGGACGTTAGGAGGAGTTGAAGCACCAAGAGTAGGTCTAATATTTACAGGTTGTGGATTATTTGAGTCGGGCAACGGCGTGACAAAATCAGAGTCAGTTGTCGAAATATGTTTGCCGTACCAGTACAGTGTTGTGCTATTCCACGCTTTTGTGTTAGGGTTACCATTATAAAGTGAACCTGAACCATGCGATGCAACAATCAAAAGATCATCACCTTCATCAATAGGATCAAATGGAATCAACTGATATTCTGTAATTACATCATTCAACACTACGCGATCAGACGCAATGGTTCTTTCACCAACATCTTCAACGAATACAGTAAACGCTTCTTGTCCTTCGGTTTCAACACTATCAATGCCTGTTGGTATTGTAAAGTAACCAAACGCAGGTCCTAACGGACTGTCTTGCTGTAACTGCAAAAATGCTTTACTGCTTCTAAGAGGCACTTCGTACGGTGGCGTATAGTTGAACGCACCCGCTGAATCGAAATTGTAGAAATCATCTGTTGACGTATCGCTCGCAAGATCGCCACCAGCAGGATCAACGAAATAACGAACCGTTCCTGTGCCAGCTGGAATGTTCGTGCCGCTAATCTTGTATCTAAAGATTGTTCCTTCTGGAACACTGTCGATATTGCCTGTCAGCGTATTGTATACAGGATCACCGATGTAGCCTTCACGATAACGTCCCGCACTATCAAGAAAACGAGTTAACTCCCAAACAGGAGAAGGTCGTTGACTTACAGCAGAGTCTTGCATGACAGCGTTAATTGCTGGAGTAATCACATCGTCAATCGACACTTCAGCGCCGAGATACATGCCTGCTGGATGAGCAAACAGTTTGAAAATATCACGCCATTTCGAAATGGGCACGCCGACTCGTATCAACAGAGCGAACGTCTGATACAATTTGTCGTTGGTCAGATATCTCAGTGAATCAGGACCGATTTGCGAAGAGGTGTTGTTTAATGTGAAAACGTTTTCTTTTGGATAAATTACGTCTGCGTCGAGACCATAGAATGATCTAAAGAACCACTCGATAGCAAACTTGGTACCCTTTGATCTGAACAGCGTATTCGAAAAGTTAGCCGCCGCTCTTTTCTCAAAGTCTTCTGTGCCGAAGCCTTCGAAGTATGCTTCACCCAAAAGAAACTCGTCCTCAATAAACGAGAGAAGAGTGATGTCAGTTTCGTTAATATCACGGACAGCAAAGAGATGATTTAACAACTCATTCGGATCGTTCTGATCTTGCCACTCATAATAATTTTTTAATAGGTCGATGAACTTAGGATAGAACTGAGCAAAATGTTCAGGCAATACGTTCTCGACCTGCATTTCACGCAGATTAAGTAGTCTTCTTCTTTTATCTAAAAATCCATTATGCATTTAACTGTAAGCACCTGTGAAAGTCGATGTGAACGTGCCGATGTATCCTTCTAGACTAATACCGGCATAATCACCCACATAGCTTGTAGCCCCGGCAGATACAATATTTATAGTGCCTACCATTCCGCTATGGAATTGACAGATATAGTACAACGTGCTTGGCGCTGAAGAGTCTACTGCAAACGTCAACGTACCTGTTTGTGCACCATTGTTAGTCACACCAGTATTGAACTGATCACCAGTTCCAGTATTTGGTGCTGTCTTAATCCAGAACGGATGACCGCTTACGCTTAAGTTGAATGTGTATGTGGTGCCTCTTTCAAGTGTCAACGTTGGATTCGACGCACTATCAATAATGTAGTTAGAAGCACCATTGTTGGTTACGTTCATCGAAGTGTTCGATCCGCCAACATAAGTTGCACCTGCATAAGTTGCACCGGTATAGTTGCCTACGTAAGTCTGAACAAAGGTGCCTATGTAGTCTCCCGCATATATGTTAGGCGAACCTTCACCCACAAATTCATCAGTAAATGAAGTTGCATATTCTCCAATGTAACTGACTGTGTAAGTTTGATTATAGCTTCCCGCCCCACCGCTGAGATATGATGGTACATAAGATCCAAGATAAGTCGTTTGTATAATATCTCCGCCACCACTATCGATAGATTGATAATCGGCAACGTAGGCAAGTGGCGCACCTCCTACGTAGGTCGCGGCACTGTCGCCCGTATAGGAAAGTACTTCATAATTAGTTAGATAAGAGCCATCGTAAGCGCCTAAATAGATAGAGGCATATAATTCAGTTCCAGCTTTCACATAGGATGTCTCATATGTTACCTCGCCACTGTAATCTGCTTGCAGGCCTGGAAACTCAGGATCTGGCGGGTCCAATGGACCCTCGTAATTCAAAGTTGTGGTGTAACCTGCCAAATAATCTTGCGTATATGTACTCGACGCAGAATCAACATACACAGCCGCGAAAGCGCCGGTGTAAGAACCATCATAAGCAGTAGTGTATGATGTTTCACCGCTAATGTAGTTACTGAGATATGATGTTAGAGTACCGGAGTCAGCGGTCTCTGATATGTAAGCGCCTACATATGGCGCGGCCGTAAACGCTGTTCCTGCACTATCACCGCCAGTGTATCCAGATACGTAATCGCCAATATAATTTCCTGCATATGCGGCTATGAAGTCACCTATATACCCACCGAGATATGCTGGCGAATAGTCTAGACCACTGCTGTCGTTGATATATGTTTCAACGGTTGTATAATCAGCGGCGCCAGTGTATGTCAGCAATGCTTCAGCAGGCGCTTCAATAGGCGGTGCTGAAGGATAAAGCACGTCTCCTATGCTTCTTCTTGTTTTAACAACTCTAGTTCTTGGCCAAATTAAACCTGAAGTTGGTCTTTCTTTGTCATTAACTTTTGGAACTGTAACACCCGATACGTATCGCTCTTCTTTGTAGCGAAGATAATAGTTAGGCGTGTTTTTTAAATCCGTTGTCAGTGCTTGCAAAGCTGGATAACTATAAGTGGTAACATCACCCCAGTCCAGAGATGAATCAAACATTATGTCTTTAAAAGCATTACCTTGAAGATACGCTTTTGCTTCGGCTTGCGTTAAATCAGGATTGTTTTGCAAAGCACAAGCGAGTGCACCTGTGACTTGTGGTGACGCCATGCTTGTACCGCTAATCTTGGCTAGCCAAGCACTTCCTATTGCTCGGTCGTCGCCGATAGTATCATCGTAAATGCCATCAAAACGAACCGAACTCATAATTTCGTTGCCGGGTGCAAAAATGTCTGTCCGCGGACCAAAACTACTTGAAAAGTCTCTCTGATTGTTTGAGTAAATTGATGCATTACCCACACAGATAGATGCGATACCAGGCGGTGAACCTCGATGATAAAAGACCGCAGAGTCTCCGCCCTGATAGTATGCGCGTACACCGCCTAAAGTCTTGTCTTTAAGATAGTATTTGTTATTATAATCTGGTCCATTTTCAGAGTCTAGATATTGACTATTGTTACCAGCAGAAGACACCACAATGATGCCATCTTCAATACAATCCAAAGTCTGCTGTTTCGGCGATTCGAACATCCAACTAACATTCGATGTACGTGCGTCAGGAATTCCTGCTCTGTCATTTAGCGATAGCCCAGCATCACGAAAAGCGCGTGTGAGTGCCCAGTAAGCGGGCAAGCCAAGGTTATATACTTGCGCGTCTGTAAAAGGTGCGCTATACTCTGTGCCGCGATATACAATTCTTTCAATCTCATTCGAATAGTCTGAAATTGTACCGCCATAACTACCATAGTTATAGCCCCAACTGTTGTTGATGATTGTGGGATTTTTGCGACCAGTTTCTGGATTAACTGCCTTGTTTCTGTGAAATGCACGTACGTAATCTAACACATAACTAGAACTGATACCAGTTGATGACCAGTTGTAATTAGTACTATAAGGACTGATCGAATAAAGATTGGCTTTTCTTGCCCAGCCTTGTCTATTACCGGCAACAGTACCCATCACGTGTGTACCGTGATTGTTATTCGACGAATCACCTAAGACATTTGTAGTGTAGTCGTAAGTACCGTTAGAATAAGTGCCGCCAGTAACTGAGTCAGTATGCTGAAACCAGTTATATTGAATAATTCGCGATCCACCAGAACCATCAGTATTGACAGCAAATTCTGGATGATCGAGGCTGGGAATACCATCAACGACAACGACATCAACGTTAACGCCTTCTGCATTAAGTGTTACTGTGCCTGAGTCAGCATACGTGGCTGTACTAGTAAAATTAGATAGAGGAACACCAGAACTTGACGTTACTGACTGACTTTGCGTAGATTGCCATAAGCCCCAGTTTCTTTGAGTAAAAGAAGCGGCGCTTCGATCTTTTCGCCAGTATGAACTGGTTTGTTCCCAATGAGGCTCGGCAACAATGTTATGTTGCTCAAGTGCAGGCTCAACAACTCTAACGCGAGGGTCTTGTCTTACTTCTTCTGCTTCTTCGTCTGTTAACCGATATGCGGTAACTTTACTGAAAGGAAGCCTTGCTTCGTAATCAACCGCGCGATCTGGTATGTGAAGATAGCCACCGGGCGTCTCCATGTCCGCATAGAATGCATCCAGATCCTCTGTACGATGCAATATGACGTGATAGACTTTCAATGTCATACTTCATTTAGCCTTCAAGTTGTAGTGCCGTAAGTGTAACGTCGACCGCAGTTGTTCCTCCACTTAGATTTACGACCTTGATGGGAATAGTGTCTGTGACAGGAGATGAATTATTGAAACCCGTAGGAGCAGGAGCCAAGTTGATTGTTTCCGCACCCGATGTAATTACTTCAGTCACAACACCAGAACCTGGCGTTGGATCTTCTGATTGAAGACGACCAAGATCAGCAGTGCGTGAAGCCGAGTCAGTATAAACTCTAACCCATGCCGCAACGTCTGTTTCTATCTTGAACAGAGAATAGCCTTTAAATGCGCCAGTGATGTTTACATCTACTGAGTCGCCATCACTTAACGAAGTAGTAACAGTATTGAACGTGTCGCGTGATTGAAGACCAGTAGGTTTAGGAACTGTTACCCAGCCCGCACCGTTGTAAGTTATGATATCATTGAATGCGGCAAGACTTGTGTTAACATCAGTCAGATCATTTAACGCAACAGATCCACCAGCACCAACAGAGTCAGCCGCATTTACCCAGTTAGCCCCATTATACTTTAGAACTTGATTTACAGAAGGCGCTGAAATTGTTACGTCTGTCAAATCGTTGAGTGCACCCGAAGCACCGCCAACAGAGTCAGCGGCATTTACCCACTGTGAACCGTTATATTTAATAACTTGATTCGTTGTTGGCGCAGTGATTGCTACACCAGAAAGCGTGTTTAAATTTACAGATGAACTGACAAGTTGCAACGTCAACGCACTGTCAAGCCCACCGCCGCCACCGCCGCCACCTGATCCACCAGAATCATTAGCATTAGCCCACTTAGTTCCGTTCCACTTAAGAACTTGTCCAACCGTAAGAGGATTTGCAGAAAGTGCAGAGTCGATAAAGATGTCATCCAACTCATAAAGATTAGTTGGACCGGCTGAGTCAGTTGCGTTTACCCAATAAGCACCGTTGTACTTAAGAATTTGTCCGTCAGACAAACTAGAAATCAAAACATCATCGAGTTCTACAAGATTTTCTTTACCCGCAGAATCTACGCCGTTAATCCAGTTTGAGCCATCATACTTAAGTACTTCACCGTTAAGTGGCGTGACGATACTAACATCTGTCAACGCATTAAGCGTAACTGGTAGCGTAGCAGAGTCGTAAAGGTCTTGCAAGAAATAATCAAGATAATCGATAACAGCCGCCGCAGTAGGCAACGCGCCGTTACTATCGTGATTCTCAATACCTGTGCCAATAAATCGAAGTGCAGTGATGCCACCAGTAACGTCAGTCAATGAACCAAACGAGACATCGCCCGTTGCATCGATGTCACCACCAACGATTAGATCGTTGTTAACTTTTAAGTCTTGCTTTGCAACTGCGTTGTTGGCTGAGTCAAAAACGTTTCGTGTAATGCCTACAAGAAAACGATCACGTGTAATCTTTTTAGTGGTAGCCGCAGTAATATCATTGATCACAAGAACGTCACTGTCTTGAACGTTGATCAATTCCTGTAATTCTGAGATTCTAATATCTGCCATTTTATTTCCTCAATACTTTGCGGCTGTCACTATTTATATCGTCGCACTTTGAGTCAGTGAGCCTGTAATGGCTAGATCACCATTCTCAGAAAGACTCATCTGCTTAGTGCCATTATGAGCGAACGTTAAATTACCAGCACTCTCATAAACTTCCCACTCACCTGTATCGAAGATTGTAGCAGAAAGTCTGCCTCTCAATGGGTTATAGGTAAGATTCGTGTTTACGTTTACGTTATCGTTACCAGAAGTTGTACTACCAATGTGTACGTAATATTGCGCACTATCACCAACAGTTGTTATGGCAACGTTTTCTGCGTTCGTTGCATCAATCGCAGTGACGTTAGTTAAGTTCGAACCATCACCCGAGAATGAGTTTGCGCTGAGTGTAAATGTTGAGGGATCATATGTAAGAAGTGCAGTAGTACTTACACTATCGTAACCTAGCTCTGTTGTACGCAACATGACATAGTGTTTGCCCGCAGAGTCAATAGCCTTCGCGTCTGTTTGTTCTGTCGAAGTTGCAACTGCTGTACTTGTAATGTTCGTTAAGCCAGAACCATTTCCGTAGAAAATACCACCAACACTTCGAATGTCGCCCTGTACAATCAGGTCACTATCTACTTTTAAATCACCTAGTGCCCTTGATCCACGAGTTGGATAAACTGTTCCGCCAGAATCGATAAAGTTGCCTAAACGTCTCGCTTCTTCTGCTATTTCAGCCAAGACTGCATTTGATGCATTGATTGCACTGTCAGCAGTGATTGCGTTTTCTGCTGTTAGTGCAGTATTTGCAAACGTAGCATTGACAGCACTATCCGCAGTTTCAGCATTACCAGCAGTTGTTGCAAAATTAGCGTTAGTTGCAAAGTCTGCACTATCTGCATCGATAGCACGAAGTGCTGTCAAAGCGGTATTTGCTAAAGTCGCGTTAACTGCACTGTCTGCTTCGGTTGCTCGGTCGGCAGTAATTGCTGAAGTTGCTCTATTCGCACTGTCAGCACCAAATGCAAAGTTTGCAGTTGTTGCAAACACAGCATTGGTCGCGTTTGTTGCACTGTCTGCTCGCTCGGCTGAAATTGCTTGGGTTGCAAAGTCGGCACTGTCAGCAGTTGTAGCCGCATTCGCAAATAATGCTCGCTCGGCTTCAATAGCAGTGGTCGCTCTTGCGGCACTGTCAGCGAGTACGCCTGTTAATCCAGCGCCATTACCAACAAAGAATCCAGCGGTAAGTGTATTCGTAAGAGCGTTGTAGAATAAATCGGTGTCTACTTTTGCTGAGTCTGCCGCCGGCGTGCCAGGTGCGTTAGGAAACAAGGCTGGATAAAACGTGACATCCGCGTCTGTCGCTTCGATTAAAAGTTTGTCAGCAGTGCCAGCAGAAGCCGCCGCACTTGCTGGCTCAAGCAAATTTTCAACAGTGATAAACTTAGTAGAATTTGTATCAAGATCGACAATGACGAGAACGTCATCATCGGCAGGCGCCTGTGCTAATTCTTCTAACTCTGTAATCTTTACGCCTGGCATTGTTTAGCTCCTAAGTTCTTCAATCTGTTTTGACAACTCTTGAATAGCAGTAATCAAAATAGGTACCAATTTATGATAGTTAATTTTTTGATAGTTAGGCTTGCCATCATTGTGTACAGCATCTTTTTCGCCAAGCACAACATAAGGAACAACCTCTTGTACTTCGTGTGCGATTAACGAATCGAAAATGCCTTCTTCTAAAGCCCCTATCTCTTTGACATATTCTGTTTGGTAGACTTTTAATTGATTGACAAGACTCAGGGCATCTTCTGTTTCACCATGCACAATTTTTGCACGATGATCAGATACAGCGCCATCTACGTAATCTTTAACAGCCGCAGATGTAGGAATAGATGTGTCATCATCATTTGAAGCAATACCATCAGCTTCGTCTACAAGTTTCGTAATAATAATATTTTCAACAGCATCTTTTAGCGTGTCAAAAGTGATCGTGCCATTAACGGTAAGGTCCGCACCCATAGTAGTTGAGCCGTTGATAGCCGCGTCTACGTTTACATCGAGGGAGTTGCACGTGAGCGTTTGAATGAACGCGCCATTCTCTCCAGAATCTCTTACGTTCGTAGAGTTCCGAAGAAAATTTTCCCTACTAATCTTTTTAGTAGTGGTCGTGCTAAAGTCATTGATGACGATGTAATCGTTATCTTCAGCAGTAATTAACTCGCGAAGACTCGATATTTTTACGCCTGCAATTGCCATTTTAAATCCTCAATTAAAAATCTTTCTCTTATTTATATGGGTTATGCGCCAGTACCGCCATTCAATGTTCTAACAACAAGTGCCAATCTATCTAAGGCACTATCTACCGTTGTTGGCGGTGAAACACTCCAGAGGGCAGCACTGTCAGTAGAATAAGCGTTCAAATTTATTTTCAAATGATCAATTGCACTGTCAACGAATACAGGTACGTTAT